TTCTGGGATGGATATGCGCTCGCCCTTTCCTTTCGAAAAGAGGGCGTGCATAGCTTTTCGCCATAACCGCCCCAGATGTAAGCACACCCTAATTTGCTTTCAGCATATTCCGCAATGGTCTTGCCTTTAGCTGTTGCCATCAGGTTTCAGTCCCTTCGGTGGTAGTGGTTGTCGTTTTCACGCCATCACTGGTTGTGGTGGTCGTGTTCTTCGCGCTCTGCGTGCCGTAATAGAAGGCAATCACGGTCGTGAACACAGTCAGAAATTCCTGACCATTGATCACACCCTTGATGGACAGCACACAGAAAACAATCGTCAGGAACAGGGTTACGATGCTCTTTACCGTCAGAAGTTTGTTCAGCCGTTCCGTCATGTGTAAATTGTCCTCCTTTTTAAAACATACTTAGAATGTTTGCATGCAAAGATGAAAGTTTTGACCTGTTTGTTTGCATAAAAAAAGCACCCTTGTCAGGTGCTTGCAGGCATTCCAATGGAATCACCCCTTTCATGGCATCAAAAAAGCACCGTGCTTCTGCACAGTGCTTTACATTTTGAGCTTCGTATCGATCATCGCAATAATGATAGTATCTTTGCCAGAGTATTTCTTTTCACCAAGCAGGTGAAGGGATGCGGCAGCAAAAGCGTTCAACGGAACACCAAGAACACTCTCATCGCTTTCAGTTGCTTTCCAAACGCCTTCTATAAAAGCATTATCGCGAACTTTATAGTTCGTTCCGGCAACAATGGCGTTGAGCGCAACAATAGGAACACGCGAAGCAACACCTTTTGTAATGGCTTCGATGTTGCCCTTGTGCATTGTGTTAATCATGTTCTGTATCTCGCTCATACTTGCTCACCTCTTTCGCCTTCAAAGCTTCAAGCCGTTCCACGATGTCTGGTCTGCCAGCTTTCTTCGCCAACTCGATTTCAACATTATATGCGTTGATTTCACGCTGTTTGCATCGTTCAGGGTCTGCGAAAATTCGCATACCGGGGAAGCCGTCTTCCATGTCATCTAAGAAATGCTGATATTCATGCATCCAAGCGCTATAACTTGCTTCTTGTGTGATGATGAATTGTCCAACTTCACCAGGACGCATACCAGGCATATACGCCATGCCTTCTGTACGGTACACAACATTGACACCAGCGTCTTTCAAAGCCTTCAAAATTGCTTCGATTTCCTTGGGATTTGACTCCAAACCAGAGCCGGTCACTTCGCGCATCGGGTCATCTGTGGTACTGAATTTCCCCGTCTTTATTATACCACTTTTCCCTGATTTTTCAACGGTTTGCGCCGCTTTTAGGTACTTCTTTTCGAAGTCTTTGAAGCTTTCCGTTTTGTCAAGTCCGAAGAACTTGGCTCGCTCTTTCAGTGTGGCAAGTTCGTCCTCATCCAGCGCAGAACGGGAACGTGTCAGGGCAATGCATCGACAGTTGCAGTCTTCGGCAGGATCACCGAAGTCACCGGGATACATGGCTTCCTTGCCGTCCATTTCAAACGGTTCATCCGTTTCCCTGATCTGACCATCCAGCCTTTTGTGTGTCGGTCTGGTTACGCCATCCAGTGTGGCATCCCACTGTTTCACCACATCGGCACCTTTGCTTCTGGCTGTCTGCCTGGCATCCTCCGCCGAAGCCTGCTGGATTCTGTGGCCTTCGGTGCGGACGATGCCCTTTGCACGTCCTTTGGGTGCTTTGGCACGGAACTGGATATTCCGTGCAATTTCGTCATACAGCATGCCTGACGCAAGACCACGGCTGATTTCACTGCTGACGGTTCTCTTCAGCTTGTCCACGTCAACACCAAGCTTTTTGTACAGCGGTTTGTTCAGCCTTGTATCGGTCATTACAGCCTTGATTACGGCATTCTGATCGATGGGAGCAATAACAGGTACACCCTGAATGTGAAGGTCGTACATGGTGCCTACAAACGCATCTGTGTAGCTGTCGTGAAGATACTGATTGATGGTCGTGTATTCATCACTGTGGAGCTTTTCCAGTGCCGCTTCCACCTGTTTCTTCAACGTTTCCTGATACTGTCTGTGATAAATCTTCGACTGTGTTTCAGGTTGTGACAGGTACATTCGTATCTTCAGATTGATGTCCTTCAGTGCTTCCCTGTACTCTTTTTCAAGTTCATCCAGCACCAGTCTTTCCATTGTAAGCTGATACTGTACAACCTCTTTCTGGCGCTTATTCAATCAGCACACCTTCTTCACCCGGCACTTCCTCAACCATTGCATATGGATCGGTTTCTTCCGGGTCAGGAAGCTTGCTTTTGATTTCATCAATGTCCAGATCGTATACATCACAAATCTGTTCAATGGTCAGTTCATCGCCAAGCTGCATGGCAGTGGAAAGCAGGGTGTTGATTCTGGTCTGCTGTTCCTGGGCCTGCAATAGGGCAATCTGTGCCTTTTCCTGCTCATTGATGATGGTTTCGCGCTCAAAGTTGAAGTACACATCCGTACTTGCGTAGGCAGTGCCGTTCTTCTTGTTGATTTCATCCAGCACAAGGTGAAGCATCTTCAGCAGAACTTCTTCCAGATTGGGAAGCAGGCCTTCACACTTCAGGTCAAGGTTGTAATATGCCGTCTTGATCTGAACGCTGACTGTTGAGCCGGAATCCTTCAAGGCTTCCGTGTTTACGCCCATGCCAAAGAAGAAGATGTTTTCCTTGTCAATCTCCATCTTGGTTTTCCTGGCTTCAACAGGAATATCAACAGTCTGCACATCAACGCCGCCATCTTCAGTGACGCCAATATGCTTCTTGGCCTTGATGTTTTCAATCAGTTCGTCAAGATTATCGCCCTCAAAGCCCTTGACCACATACAGTGCTTCCTGTGTGTCTTCAATGTTATTGGAAAGGCCCACGTTCATAACATCATAGTCATCAATCAGGGGTTTGATCAGATTCAGATCACTGCGCTGTTTGTCATTGTTGTCCAGGCGATAGAAAGGAATTTCGCCGTAATCATCACGGTACAGCTTCTTACCCTTCTTCAGCATCGTGTGGGGCTTGGGGTTGAACTCTTCGTATTCATCCAGTTCAATTTCCCCGTCATCAATCTGCACATAATAAAAGGTCTGGGTCTTATCCCAAACCTCAATGCGTCTGATGGCTCTGCATTCATCGTCATAGCGGTCAATGTAATGTCTAATCACATAATCGCAATGATCCTGGGTTTCTCTTGCCCGTACTTCAATCACGCCCATACTGTCAGCACATTCAAAGGCGGTTCGGCCTTCGTCATTGCGGTAGGCGTACATGAATTCACAGCCCTTTACGATGGTGCCAAGCAGGAACTTGTACAACTGTGCTTTGAAACGTTTGTTATCGTTGAAATAGATATCCAGTTCCGTTTGCAGTTCCGGAATATCACTGTTGAACTTGTTTTCTTTGCCTGACAGCATATACTGTGCCTGCTGTTTGGCAAGCAGATTGAAGAACGGGTGTGGAATCTTGTAATTCGATCTCAGCAGGTCTTCTTTTGCTTCGCCTTTTCCATCCACAAAGAAAATGCGCTTCTTCAGGATATCGTGCTCACCTTCATAATAAGCAACACCCTGCCTTGCAAAACGTTTCTTTGCGCTTGCTTCATCGTTGTCAATGAAGCGTCTGATTTCCTCGACCGAAAGCATCCTGTTTCATCACCTCCAATAGAAAGCCCCGCCCCGGTTGAACGGGGCAGGGCTGGGTTTATCACGGCGTTGCCGAAGTTGTGATTTTGGCCGGTACGTTCGGCTCATAACCAAACGCAATGGGCATTCTTGCACAGAAGGCCATGTCCTCGGTCAGCTTGAAGGCTTTAAACCTCAAGTCCATCTGAGACGAGGACAGGAATGGCTTTTCGATGGGGCGGTTGTCCACATCAAAATAGCTGGTACATTCGATGTAGTAAATCTCTTTGCTGCTGGCATCGATCTGCTTCACATCGTAAACCATGCCGACATGGTAGATGTTACGCCATGCATGGAAGTTGAGCATCGAAGTATTATTGCTCAGGTCGTTGTCGAGCGTAAAGATGATGTCACCGACATCCAGCTCGGAGAACGGAACCTCGCATCCCATCTCGTACAGCTCACGCGCCATGTCGTTGGCGTTGCAAAAACCATTGAAATTCTGCTTGCCCGTTTTCGTCGAGTCGGGGTGGTAATAGGAGTTGTACGAGTAAGACCCCTCGTAGTTATCATCGTTCGGCTGCACCCAACCGTAATAGACATCGGTTCCGCTCTGAGCCGTATCGGTCAAACCGTACAGGTACTTTCTGTACTTGAAGTCGAAATAGTATCCGAAATCGGACACAGCCGTCTTGGTGATGTTGGGCGAATAGGTGCTTGCATTCTTGCCCACGAAGTCATTCACGCTTCTGCCCATCATGATGTTCTGCACGAAGGTGGCGCAGCACGACTTGAATTTGCCCTTCTCCGCCGTGTAGCAGGTGGAACCAGCCGTGAAAGCGTTGCGGTTGTGGGTAAATTCGTAATAGAATGTCCCTTTGTTGTTGTAGTAGTCATCCATCAGGGATTGCAGGGCCAGCTTCTGCTCATCGGTCAGAGTGGGCTTTTTCTGTACCGTATTGCTTTCAACAGCATCCGCAGGAGCGTAGGAAAAAACGCCCGTTCCGGCGTTGGAGAAAAAGTCACCCGTCACAGCGTCACGCATGCCAAGCTCGCCGTCCTCCGTCCTCTGCACGGGGCGGTAGTTGTGGATCGTCTCGCCGTTTCGCCTGATCTTGACGTTGCTGATTCGGGCATAAGACGGCCCGGAAAGCGCACCAGTATCGTGGTTAATACCACTGAACAGTTTCAGTGTTCCGGTAGGCATCGCCGTGTAAGGCAGGCTATCAGAGACAACCGAACCATTCAAAATGAAAGTGGACTTGCTGACGCTAAACGTACCGCTCTGATGCTGATTCGTGAAGGCGGCGGAAGTCGTGCCGGAATTGTGACCAAAGCGCACATACCACTTGTAGTTGTTACCCCAAGTGCTCACTCTGATGCCATTGCTTGCATCACGGGCATCAATCAGAATCTTATCGGTGCTGATATCCAGTGCAGACGCAGGGATCGTATAATCGACCTCGACCACATCATCTTCGTGCAGAACGTAGCCGGTGTCGATGTACTGCGTGCCGGTGTTTTCGAGGTACTTAACAGGCACATATGCCTCCTGCACATCGACCTCACCGCTGCCGCTGATCTCGATGTTCCCCTCCCCAAGCAAAGACTGGCCGTTGATGGTCTTAATCTTCTGGTGCTGCGTCAGGTATTCGCCCTTGGGCTGGTAGGTCTGCGCCGCTTCCTCCTTGGGAAGATAGGCAGAAAGGTCAACCGAGCTGCCATCGCCGCCAAGCTGTGCCTGTGCAATCTTCTGGTCAACCACAGATTCGGTCACATAATCGCCCTTGGGCTGCTTTCCGGCAATCGCGGCTTCGTTGTCCACAATGCCCTGTTCCATCTTGTTCAGGGCATCAGCCGTCAGCGTTTGCCCCTTGGCAAAGTTCTGTTTCGTGTAAGCCATTTTCTTTCACTCCTTATCACGCAAGCACCAGTTTGCCAAGAACAGCAACGCCAAGCACCGCGCTTGTTTCATTATCCGGCAGAACCGCACCGCCCTGCTCAAGCACTTCGATTCTGACAAGTGCTTCGTTCAAAATCGCCATGATCTGCGCATACACATCCGGCGCAGGTTCCACAGGCGTGCCGGAGCCACACAGGATGGATTTCTTGGCAGGCACATAGGCCGCCGTTGTGGTGTACAGGTTGCCAGCAAACACACCCACCCGGACGCTGTGCGTGCCTTTCAGGATCGGCACAGGGCAGCGGCTGCCTGTGAAAACAATATCCACAGGCTGCCCGTTTCCGGGATCAAACCGCGCCGTTTTGGCGGGATGTTCTGCCCATTCGGCATCAAAGTCAAAGTCAATGACAAAATCACTGTTCCCGCACACATACGCCGTGTCACAGGTTTTCCGGGCGATTTTGTCACGGATTGAAATATGGATGATGTGTTCCATGGTCTATCATTCCTTTGATTCCTAGATAAAATGGTGCTGCTTATTTACGGCCTGAAGGCTACCCAGCGCACAGGCACGTTGCCTGCGGTCGTCCTGAATACATTCAACTTGAAGCCAGTTGCCGTCACGCTGCTGAAAGAGCAGTTGCCACCATTGAGCACAGCTTCAGCATTGGCATTCAGCGACAGGATCACGGCGGGCGCGTACTGAAACGGCGTGTCAAACGTGATGTCCTGCGATGTCACCACGCCTGCTTCAGCTGCCACGGTAATCAAACCCGTCTGCATTTTGGCAGACATGGCCGTTTTTTCCAGAGCACCAATTTTCCCCTTGAAGCTTTCCAGATCAGTTTGGTGCTGTGCGATCATGTCCGCAATCTTTGCGTTGTTTGACGCGCTCATCTGGATTTGCGTTCCATACGGCATTGGATGCACATGGTTTCCTCGCGCTACGCCATTAGCCGTGCCGGGGCTTGCTGTGCCAAGGGCAGCAGGATTGCCCGTGTAGTAATCAACGCCGTCCACTGCTCCGGTATCACCGCGCGGGATGGTCAGCTTGACCACCGGAGCAGCAGCCGTGCCGCTCTGCTCAATCTGCACATCGCTGCCCGGCGCACCCGTTGCGACCTGAAACGTAATGTTGGGCGTAGCTCCGGTAGGGATGCCAAATTTGATGTTCTTTGCTCCGTCAGATGAGGTTGTAACGGTGACGGTCGGGTTGCTGCCCGCTGCCAGATTGGTTGCGCTCGCCTTGGCGTTTGCCCAACCTTCTGCACCTGCTGCGGCAGTATTGGCGCGGGTCGCTGCTGTGTTTGCATTGCTCGCAGCAGTATTGGCGTTGCTTGTGGCCGTTTCGCAGGCATCAACAGCGTCTTCCATTTCCTCAAACTTGGCAATGAGTTCATCAATGGACGGGATCACGTTGGAGGTATCCACCAGCGGGCCATCACTCTGATTTTCAATCATGCCAGCGACCCTCAACACGGTACGCCGAACAAACCCATTTGAACTTGTCAGTCTGACAAACGCAACAAACGCACCAGAAACGTTGTAACAGGATTCAGGAATGGTCACAAAAACAACGTTGCCATTCACACTGCCGCTCAACGGAACACGGCTTCCATCACCACGTTCAAACTGACCTGTTGCTGACAAATCAGCCAGATCCGCTTTTCCAGTCCCATCCATCAATTCGATGCGAAAAATGTTCGCGTTCTTGTCACCCTGCTGGAACACTGTGTCAAGATAATCCAGTTTGAGTGCTTCGCTCAAATCCTTTTTGAACGGAATTGTCATTTGTCCTGCCATTTTGTTCACCCCTGTCTTTCTTTGTTTATACCAGCCATTTCTTCTGGGCTATGTACTGCTCTAATGCATACCTCATAGCGTCCATCAAATGGTTGAAGTCATCAATTGGCACATTCAGTTTTGTTCCGAACTTGTCTTCATCCCATGTGTAATTGCTGATTTCCGTCAGGAAGTTCACACATTTTGGATGAATGATGATTTCCAAGTCCTGAATCCACTGGATGCCATTTGTGATACTGTCCTTGCCCTTCTGTGCCGCCTTCACGCGCAGACCCAGGCTTTTCAGTTCGTCTATGGACTTTGGTTCAGCAGAATCAGCCGTGATTCGTTCCTTGCCATAGCCCATTTCCTTGATGGTGTCGGCTATCTTTTTGTTTGACATGCCCTTGCCATACATTTCATCAAACACAAAAAGCCGCTTGTTCGTCAGATCAAGCAGCCCACAGAAAAGTGTTGATGGATCGTTTGTATAGCCAAAGTCAAGACCGAATGTTGATACAACCCCTGGTTGCCTGCGTACTTCGTCAAGGTCGAATGCTTCTTCCTTCCAGTTTTCGTACACAAGGCCGTCCACAATACCCCAACCACCAAGACCAGCTACAGCATATCGGCGCGGGTTTCGCTTTTTCATGTCCTCGAACATCTTGATGTCATCATCATCAAGCCATTCGTTGCATTTGTAGTTGGTTGTCATGGCAAGTGTTCTTGCGTCTGGATTGTCAAAGAAACGTTTTTTCAGCCAGTGATGCTCATTCCAAGGGTTGAATGTGATTCGCCACTGTTTGAACAAGTTGGATTCTTTAGGAAAGCCGCCACGGATGGATTCATCCAGCATATCAAAGTCAGCTTCATTCGTGACTTCATAGGCTTCTTCAAGCCATGCCCAGCACAGATATCCAACGTCAACCGTTATGGACGTAACCTTCAGCGGATCGTCCAGTCCTCGGAAGTAAATCTTCTGCCCTGTGGGCTTGTATGTGGCTTCCAATGGATTCAGCTTAAAATCCCACCAGGCATCCACACCAAGGCGATGCACAGCCCATTTAAGTTCCGTATAACAACTGTCCTTCAGTGTTCTGTATGTCTTGCGAATAACCAACGTATTAGCCTGTGGATACTCCATCATTTTGACAATAAACCACAGTGCAGTTGTCTTGCTTTTCTTGCTGGCTCGACTGCCTTTACAAACACAATAGCGTCCCTTGAAACGCCAGAATGTGCCGTAACCCCCGCCGACCACATCAGGAAGATTTATTCTGTTGACATTGCTAGTCGGCAAGTTCATCATCCCCAGCGATTACAACGGGAATCGTTCCATTCACATCAACGTTTTCGGTATAAATGCCGTAGCGTTTGCCAAGCAGTTCAGCAGCTTTCAGCCTGTCTTTCTCTGACGGTTCCTTCTGTATCGTTCTGGCTTCTGAACGTCCTTCCCCTTTGCCCTCAACCACAATTTCGGTTGACTGGCTTTCACCCCTCAGAACAGACGTTAGATACCGAAGCACTTCATCCTGATCGGCAATCAGGTCTTTTTCTTTTTCTTCCATACGATTTTCAATATAGTTTTTAATGGACGGTTTTGACATGTTTTGTGTTCCCATCTGTCTTGCTGACTGTTCAGAATACCCGGCTCTGATTGCAGCCTGAGTAGCATTCAGGTCAATCAGGTATTCATCGCAGAATCGCTGTTGTTTAGCCGTTAGCTTTGCCACAATCATCACCTTTCTTCAAATATTCATTCATATATTTCCCAGCCCCCACCAGCCAGGAGGAAACCCACAGACATCAAAAAATAGGGCTATTCGCCCCCCGTAAAGCGATTACGCCCCACCTGTACACCAACATCAATGACACAGAAAAAGCCCGAAGGGATGCGGCTGTCTCTACACATCCATTCGAGCTTTTCTTGGTCTATGACCAGTATAATCATATCACAGGCAAAAAGTCACAAACCATACAGAAAAGTCACACCAAGTCACAAAACATACAATTTAGTCACAAACTTTCGTGTTTTCCGACCTCTTTTCGATGTCAAATGCCTGTATCAGTGCTTGCTTTAGACTTTTGGTGCTGCTTTCCGACTTCAGGTATTGAATATAGGTGTTATAAGGATCAAGTTCGTGATACGGGCATTCATCGTGGATGCATACATGGCTTAATTTCGTGGAATCAGGCTCTGCCTTCTTCTTCGTGTAGTCCGCGCAGTAGATACAGCCCCGTTTGGTCATTTCCCTTGGTGCCAGAACCCTCATTATTTTCTCCTTCCATCAAGTATCCTCTGTACGTTCTTCAAGGCGCGTCCGTGAACAGTTGTCACCCAGCTATACGACTTGCCCTTTTTGTCAGCCACTTCTTCAAACGTGAAGAACTGAACATATACCTTGTGCAATAGGTCGTATTCGGTCGGATTTAGCCTTTCTAACGTGCTGATGACATCACGTTTGGTATCAATCAGCTTGTCAACAAAGGCGTCTATTTCGGCTTCTATTTCAATGATTTTGCATACAGCATCAGCCATCTTCTGCGGGTTGCCGGAAGTCTGTACCCGGTCGGCAGTCAGCTGCTGTGTGGTGCTGGTAGCCATTGCCTTCCACTGCTCTTTTTCAGCCAGCTTGTTTTCAATAAGCCTGTCCAGCATTTTCAACTGGCGTAAGTATTCTTTTGCTTTCAACTCACCACCTCCATCTATTCTTCTTTTGTAGTGTGCTTCACACGGTCATGTTCCTCAGCACGTTTTGCGTTGTTCCATCGTCCCAAGTTCCCGACCAGGTAGCCGGTAATCCTGCGCAGCCGATGGAACGGCTTTTCCGCCCACTTGTATTCAAGATCAATCATCTCAGGATCATCAGGATCAAGTGTTGCGATAACCTCAGTAAGGTTTTCGCCATACAGTTCACGTCCTCGCTCCACATAGGCCGCTGCTTCTTCTTCGGGAATTGTGCCGTTCTGTACCTTTACAATCACACCATCGATTGAGTATTTCATTCTTCATTCCCCCGTTTCACTTCTTCCGTTACTTTGAACACATACTTATTTTCAAGTTCAAGTTCTTCTGTTCCACTCATCTCAGAAATATACTTCGAAACATATTCCCGTGCGCATTCAGGACACAAATCCACATATTCGTGGCTTTCGGCACTTTCATAGCCCCAATCGCTGTGCCATGTGTGTACTTTCACATAGCGCGAATCTTTTTTCTGAAATTCGCACGGAAGGATTTTCTTTTTGCACACATCACAGGTTATGTATTCAAGAACGTGGTATTTTTTAGTGACAACCTTTTTGTTGAAAGATTCACCGTAGTGTTTCAACGTCATTCCCCTTTCGTATTTTCCTCACAAACTCCGCGCCACTCAAACTTCATCTGTCAATACTCCTTTCAACGACCGTCATAATGGCATAGTTTGCAAGATCCAGAAGCGTGTCTTCAATGCTTTCATTCACAACTTTCTGGTCATTGCCTTTCACCAGTGTCTTCAGTCGGTCAAGCTTTTCAGACAGGTGAATGATAGGATACACATTGCCATACTCAGCATAGTTCTTTCCGAAGGAATCACCATAGTCATGGTTTTTCTGTGCGTACAAGGCGTTCAGCCGTTTGCAGATTTCAAAGTGAGTGTTGATCTTTTCCATCGGAATCCTCCTTCGTATTTTCAGGGCATACGCCGCGCCATTCCCATTCTTCGCAGTCATCATACCACCATGCGCCTGTACTGGTTGGGTCTGGGTCGTGCTTTGCGCAATCACCCACAAAAGCACAAGTTTCGCAGCATCCTTTTGCAGACTCCATCAGCGCATCCCTTTCCTTTTCGACCTGTGCAAGGCGGGATTCAAGAACATGTACCTTGCTGATTGCGTCCGCACCAGCTTCCAACGCTTCAATCCATCGTTCTTCTGCCGGATTTCGTTTACCGCCAGCGGCAAGATGGTCAAAGTATCCCATCTGTGCAGATTTGACAGCTTCACGTAGGACAAATTTGTTTTCCTTGTCCATGTCAACCATCAACATTCAACCTCCTGCTCAAACTCCGCTTCACCGTTGTACCATCGATGTGCCTTCAGTTCTTTCTCTGCTTCTTCCAGGCGTGATTCAAGCAGCTGAATGTTGGCAACACGGGCGGCATCAACGCACGTCAGCCTGTCCCGCTCTTCCTCTGATTCCGCAAGGCTTTGCTCAAGCTCTTCAAATCGCGTACGCACTAGATTGTTCGCCGATTGCATCAGTTCTGCCGCATCCCTTAAACCCTTATTAAGACTTGCGTTTTCTCTTTCAAGCTGCTGGATGTAAGCAACAGCATCATTCAGAACATGCTTTACGCATTCTTCAACGGTTAGGTCTTCAGCATTGTCATACGGGCATTCCCGGCACGACCCGCATTCAAGCCCCTTCTTGATTTCATCAGGTGTTTTCATCCTTCAACCTCCTTACCAATCCGCATTTACCACAATTTCATCATCAGTCAGGATCGTGCTTGCAATCATGTCGTGGATTTCACGCGCCTCATACAGTTCGGTGTGTTTCCTGAGGAATTCACAAACATCCTTCTTCTGTCCGTTGGTTAGTGTCATGTCTTTGGCGTACCAGTCGTTTTCCTCGGTTCTTTCTTCAAACGGTACATAATAGCCAATTGACTCAAGCAGCGGATACCATGCGCGCCCACCGCTGTTTAGCTCTCGCTCGCGGTTGTTATGTACAGGTTTTCCGCAATGCGGACAACAAACAGTGGTTTCCTTGTAGAATCTAATATCAAGACTCATCCTTCACCCTCCTGTTCCAAGCTTCAGCGGCTTCGTTTGGACTATCAAAAAACTGTCTGCTTTCACTGCCGCACTCGTTGCACCTTACTCCGAACGCGCTGTTTAACTTATAAAACTTGTGTTCAATGATAAAAGCTTCTCCCCCGCAAAACGGGCAGGGCTTCAGGTTAGGTGTCATCATCTTTGTCCTCCATGAAAAACTGCACCATTTCTTCTTCGTTCGGCCGCTCACAGCAGAACAATTCCGTGCAGTATTCTCCTTCCTTTCCATGTGTAATCATGTCAATGATGGAATACGGCATGCCAGCTGCGTTCGTGAGGTGTACAAGGTACACCCCACGTTTCAGTTCACGCACAATTTCAGCCTTTTTGTCCCCATGATATCTGTGATATCTTTTGACCAGCGTTTCATGTGTCATCCTTCTCATCCTCCTCCAGAAGCTTTGCAAGGTCTTCAACAACACCGCAGAACCCTTCGGCGATTTGCTTATCTTCCACTCCCCACGTCAATCCTTCGATATTCCCAAGTATTTGAAAAAGTTTTTCCCGCTGTTCCTGTGTCACTTATTACCCCTCCCCAGAAAATAGCCAATGAGCAAACACAGGACGAAAACCAGATAAGCGCCCATTGTCAGACCTCCTTAATAGCTGCTGGTGAACGTAATCGGGATGATCATTTCGGGCAGGAAGTTGATTTCGTACTTATACGGCGAAACATCAGCACCGCCCAGGTCTTCCACAACGTACATCGTCCAGTCGTTCAGATAAATGTAATGCTTTTTGTACTCGTTCGGGCCTGTCTGACAGACAACTTCCAATTCATTGCTTGCACTGTTGAGGATAGAAAACTGACCAACCAGTTCGAAAAGTGGCTTGTCCGTTCGCATGTTGAAAACAGATATCCTGCGAAGCACATTGAAGTTATTGGCTTCCTTGGAAACGTTGTGTGATACCGTATACACCTGTTCGTCACATGCAGTAAGCACAAAAATCATGGAAACAACCAGAATGAACAGAAATACCTTTTTCATCAAATATCCTCCTTCAAAAACGAATTGATGAAGTCATCTGCCGTCTTAGCTACATCCAGCCACACCCAAATTTCTCTATCTTTCCTGACGGAAACAGATGCAACCTCGCAGCATTGGTAGTCCTCATTGATCATTTTAAGGATTGATGCCTTATCACCGCTGATATTGTATTCTACGCTTGTGTGGTTATCAGCAAGGATACAGACCGTCATATGCTGTTCACAGTCAATACACTGCAAAAGGTCAATGAATTTCATTTTCATCCCTCCTTCGGCGGTTCATACGCCAGCACCACAGCAGTCAGCCACTCAATGACATCAATTCTGCCGCGCAGGTTGTCCAGTTCATCCTGCTTGACGCCGGGCCTGTGTTCCGCATGCCCCAGAGCAATGCGCGTGTCCTTCAGCTGCCTGTATAGGAAATCAAGTGCTTTCTCAAACATTAAAGATTCCCCCTTTTGTCTGGTGACCTTTCCGTTTTATTGCCATGCCAACTGCTTCGGTCACATCACGGTTCAGTTCCCTTTGGTGTATCAGCTTGTCACACTCTACGCGATATTGGGCGTATATTTCACACTTCCCATGGCAATCCTGTGATCTGTCC